GCTTCTTGTACAACTTTGTTACCAAAGTATTGGTCATTCTTACCTGTTTCATCTTCTAAAATTAATTGACCTGTACCTGTACCAGACTCTAATGTAACACCACCATTTACAACTGAAACTTTAGCAGTTGCATTTCCTGAACCAAAGTTTATATTGTCACCAACAGCATAACCAGAACCACCTGTATCTACTAATACTTCTTGTATTGTACCAGGACCTATTGTACCTATTTTTACACTTGCACCTGAACCACCTGCTGTTATCTCTACGGTATCATCTTCATTATACAATGCACCATCATTTGTAATTGTTTTTTCATCTATGATACTTGAAACGGTTAATGAAACTAATACATCTTCGTCTGTATTATCTGTACCTGTTATAGTTTCACCTGCAACAAAAGTACCAGAAACTGAATCATCGCCTATAACTAATTCTGTAACTTCTACACCACCAATTAAAAATTTAAATACATCTTCTACTATGGCAGTTGCTTCGTTTACGGTAGAACTAGTTGGATCGTTTGCCTGTGTAATTGTTTGACCTACAAGATTAGCTGCGTCTGCTGTACCTACTTGTAAGGCACGTATAATTTTTCTAGTATCCCATTTACCATCAGATACTCTTAACATTTCATCTTTAGGATATCTTATCTCTGCTGGCTCATTAAATAATAATTTAAAAAATATTTCACTTGCACGTTTTGTACCTTTTGCTTGATATAAGGTTTTAATATTTTTTATAAGTTTTTGTTTACTTATATCACCATGTAAGTTTTCAGGTACTGAAGTTAAAAATGAGTTTCTAAATTTAGATAAGAAACCTGATATGGTTTTATCTACATCAGCGTAGTCTAAAAGTTGTTGAATGTTTTGAATAGGATTTGCTCTGTATTTGCCTATAGTTGCCTGAGCACCTGAAGATGATCCTGTAATTAACTCACCTTCTTTAAATTTGTTTTGATGAGAAACAAATAAACGAGCGCCATCGTCAACGTCTTCAATTAATACCGTTGATGTTGCACCAGACGTACCACCTGTAATTGTTTCACCATTTACAAAGTCACCATAACTTGTATCTTCTAAAAGGATATTATCTTCTTCATCATCACTATTTACATTTGTACCATCTAAATGAATTGAACCACCTGCTGATCCTTCTAACTTTATAATGTCAGGATCGCCAATATTTGTTAATTGTATTTCAGCTGATTCCATCAACTGATAATACGCTTTTACAAAGTCTAAAAATAATGGGTGATCTTCAAGTACAAAATCAGGTACTTGTGAATTTAAGAGATTTGATATTTTATCTTTAAAGTCGGCCATCTCATTTAATAACTACTAGTCGTGGTATATCCAATACCAGCGTTTGCTGAGCCTCCTACTATTGTATCTGCCTCAACCGTAACTGAACTATTTGCAACATCAATATCTAACACTTGATTTCTAATAGGAACAATATCGTTTGAATTTGGTTTAACCGTAACTTCTATAACCGTTGAAGCTACACCTCTTACGTTTTCTATGTTAGATACATTTAAAGAGTTTACTTCAACTTTACCTGACGAATAATCTATTGTGCCTTGTGTACTATTAGCGTATGATCTAACAGAACCATCCATTTTATATCTTCTTACATTACCTTGACCATCATCATCTAAAAAGAATACATCTGTTGTATTACCATCTATCTTAAATCCTGTTGATTCTAAAATACCACCAGAAGCAGAATTATGACCAGAGTGTGGATTATATAATGCGTTAGCAAAGTTAATTGTGTATTTTGTAGAACTGCCTAATGTAGGTACAAAAGACTTTCTCATTTTAATTGTAGTTATGTTTGATAAAATACTTTCATCTGTTTCATCAATTAAACCAGTTAGTTTTGAATATCTAAAAATACTATCAAATGCTTGTAAAGTATTTGAATTATAATTTGTTAATGTAGTAATAACATTTGATTTAATTGTGTCAGCAGTTTTAGGTGTAGCGCCTTCATCAAATTTAACGTTTGATGTAATAATTAAATCTGTTGTTTCAGGATCAAGTATTACTGGTGTTACAGAAGCAACTGAATATTTTTTTAAATCTTTTACTATTCTTTCTTTTGTTGCGTCTGTTAGATTTGAACCACTTTTTGGTAAAATAGAAAGATATACTCTACCATAGAATGGCGTTTCAGCGTCTTCACCACCCCAAGCACTTACTGATTGTGAGTTAGCATAAAGTTGTTTTACTTTTGATTTATAATCTTCTACCGTTACTGCTCTATCTTGTGACGCATAAAAACTAGATGTATTAAATTTTATACTTTGTAAACTTTCAGGTTCAGCACCACCTTGTGCTGATGAGTTGACGGTTGTAGTTATATCTGTAAATCCTGAAATAGAACCTGACAATGTAAATGCTGTTGCACCATTAGCTTCTGTTTTGTTTGTTACAACATAACTGATATTAATTATATTACCATCTTCTAATTTCTTACCAATAATACCATCACCAAAATATATCTCAAATTGACCATCTTCAGCTTCTTGTAAAAAATAAACTTTTGATGAACCTTCTAATTCTGTTATTGAAGTTGCTTTAGTGTATGTGCTTTGAGCTACGTCTGAAGAACTATTTTGTACAACAACTTTTATTGTAGTTGTATCTGCTCTATCACTAGGTATTAAAAATCTTTGGTCAATATCTGTACTATCATATGTGTATGAATAAGTTACGTATGTACCTTCGTAAACATCTAAACTTTGACATGTATAAATGCCATCAACTGGTTGTACAACTTTATCTCCAACTGAAACAAATGTATAAGTTAAACCATCTATTGAAGATGTAAATTTTGTACCTGCAGGTATTGTAATTGAAGCGCCTGTACCATCGTTAATTACTAATTTTAAATCAGCGATTGGTGCTCTAGCAGAGTTAGGTGTGTAACCTACTAATTTAGCCAATGACGCAACACTTGATCTTAATTGTGCTGTGTCCATAAACATTTCGTTTGCTACGAAATTTGCATTGTAAGCTAAATAGTGTGTATTGTAAGCAAGTAGATCAAGCAATATTGCCATTGAACTACCTTCAAAGTTGTAATCTTTAAATTCGTTTTGATTTGATAAAAATCTTTTAAGTGAACCTTTTATATTCTCAAAATCTAATTCTGAAATTTCTAATTTATGTTGTGCCATCTTATCTTACTCTTTGTAAAAATGTTGATACCGAAAGAGGTTCTTCTACGCCATTAATTAAAAATGAAACCATAATATCTAACCCATTATTTGTTTCATCTTCTCTAACTACTACATCTTCTACTGAAACTCTAGGTTCGTATTTTTCAATTGCCATTGCCACTCTATCTTTAATGAGTACCATAACAGGTTCAGTTAAATTCTCAAACAAGAACCCTCTTAAATTACAACCGAAGTCAGAATTAAAAGGTCTTTCGTATCTGTTTGTTAAGATTATATTCTTAACTGCTCTTTTTATGGCCTGAACATCAAATAACTTTGCAACATCTTTAGTTGCAGGATTTTTAGTAAAACTTAAATTCAAATCGCTGTAAATACGATTTGATCGTTTACTCTTATTCGTTGTCGTTGCGTCATAGTTTGAAAAGGCCATAGCAATATTTATATGACTTTACTGACCATTTACTAATACATTTAAAGAACCTGAAATCATTGCACCTGCGTCAGCACTATCTCCTACACGTCCCCAAGGTATACCACCTATTTTAACGTTATCTGATCCTACATTTAAGTTTGCAACATGGGCAGGACACAACGGAGCAGGTGGAAAAGTGTGAGATACGGTAGGAGTGCCTTTTACAGCACCTGGAATTGCATTTGCCTTAACCGTTCTTACTAATGAAGTTGATAAATTAGTGATTCCAGTACAAACATGACCTGTACTTAATGGATCACCTTCTCTAACTGCCATATTAACCTCTTTGTCTTGCTTCTAACGCCGCTTTTCTTGCTAATCTTCTTTGTTCAATAATAATTGATTGACGAATCTTTCGTCCTACTGGTATTTTTACCGAATCTACGATTTTTTTGCCTTTTTTACTAATATATTCAACGCCAATGATTTTATCCTTGTAATCCCCTTGTACTGCCATTACTGCTTTCTTCAAACTCATGGCTTCCTTCTCTTTTTCGTCACCCGATTCGTTCCAGAACTTAAAAATTCTCATTTTTTTCATAATTTCCTCATTTTTTAGTGTTTTTCAAGTATTTATGTTCTCTTTTTGTTCTCATATGCCAAAAAATCGCAGAAAACAAAGGGAAAAAACGGACTTTTTGACCATTTTTTTCCATTTTTTACTTGATTTTTCACTAAAAATACGGTATATTAATAGTATATGAAAACAACAAAGGAAAAAAACACTATGAATACACTATTTAGTATAATAACTATACTTTCGGCTATACTTGCCGTTGGTTCTATTGAAGATTGTGGCGGTCATTGTATGGGAAATGAGAACTGGACAATGTTTGCTGTAATGTTTACTTCAACTATCGTATTTGCTGTATTATCAGTAATGACTATGAAGGAGAATCAGTAATGTATTATATTTCAGAATTACATATGGGTGGTCCTACACTAGATTACAAGTTAATGGATTCAACTGATTGTTGGGGACCTTATAAATCACTTTCAAAAGCAAGAAAAATGTTTAAAGAGAAAGTATATAAAAATAAAAACTTAAACCATTGGGATTTTATGATTAGAGGACCTTATAGAACTAATAGATTAGGTCATAAAACAGAATGGTACAACGTAAAGAGTAAATAGTATGTTTAGACTTTGGTTATTTTTTGTTATATTACAATTTTTATTAAGTGTTGGTGTTGTATTTGCTAAAGATATTAAATCATATTCTGAAATACCAGAAGACGCAAATCCTAATTATGAAGTATTAGAACATTATCTTAAAAAATATATTAGTTATTCTGATATAAAAAATAGACCTTATAAATTTACAATTACACCAAACAACCCAAAAGAATTAATCCTTGATTTAACCACAGATGAATATGTTATTAAACAATTAAATAAAACTTCTATGATAAGTTATTTAATGTATGAAGATGGTGAGATTGTTATAGATGAAATTACTCCTAAAGATAGATTCGGTCATTTATTTACTAATGAAACACTTTGGGTTTCTAACTCTGCTGGTAAATCTATTATGTCATATGTTTATGGACATGCTGTTTGTAGAGGACATGTTGATGGTATACATCAAACTATGAATTGGGATATATTAGAAAATACATTATACGAAGGACAACCAATAATTAATATTTTAAACATGGCACCTGGTGATAAAAAAGTTAAAATAAAAAGAAACATCAATATGTCATCTTTAGAAAGTCTTTTAGAAACTGAATACAAAAATGTTAAGGCAACAAAAAGTAAATATAATTATAACAATGTAAATACAAATCTTATTGCTAGTTACCCTTTATATAAAATGGGTCTTAATGAATATGAAAAAATGTTAAATGAAATTTTTGCTGATAAAATAGGAATTGAACATAACGTAGTATTCTATAAACCAAGAGAAGCAGGAAAAGATGAAGCTTCTGTAACTTACGGTATGCACATATCAAGGTATGATTATTTAAGAATTGCTATTGCAATGTTGAATG